AACATTTGTAAATCTACTCTATTTGCATCTAGAGTAACCCGGTTCCCATATTTGTTATAGGCTGCTATCTTTCCATTAAGCTCAAAGAAGAAACGAGGTTTGGAAGAGCCAAGAAACAGATACCCATAATCACCATGCTCAATAGGTTTAACTTCCGCTTTCTTTATGTTAGCGATAGTCTCATCACTGACATCTGATAGTTTGGCAGTTTTTCCGTTAACTCTTACATCTATTTCGATTTTGTCTGACATTATATGCTCTCCTTATAAAAATTATATGGGCAAATTTCGCGTACTAAGCAATAGCTCTTACATTTAATAGCTTCCCCCACACGTTCAACAACCTTACACTTCTTCTGGTCAGTCGCTTTAACCTCTGTATTAAGATAAGCCTCAGCTTCCTCTCTTGTATCTTTCACACGTACTGCACTCTTTCTCCCCTCTTTCATTACGGCAAAAGTAGAAGGTCGCTGCCAACGCTCATTAGGACTACAGGGCAAAGGCTTGGCCTGATGTATAGCCACACGCTCTTTTATATAGCTGTTTATTTTTTCCGCAGACCACACTGGTATATCAATCACGGCAAAGGGTATCTTTGGGTAATCGGCCTGTACTGCCTTGCTTAATTGCCAGTCCCGAAGGATAGCATTTATCTTGAGTTTTTCAACCACATGGTGTGTAGCTTCAAACAAGAATTTGTAGAGATTAAGCTGTGCTACCCATTCCGGCTTAATACCAAACAAATAAGACCAAACGGAAGTAACTTTGTAATCTTCAAGAGTTTTGGTACTCAAATCATAGCGGTCCGCCTGTCCTGACAAGGTTATACCATTTGTCTCGATTATACATCTTGTTTCTATCTCAACATTTTTATCTTCCGTTTTTGCTAAGATACTGTGTACCGATGTTCCCAACAAAGACCAAAGAAATTCGCTTGCATCAGCAGTAATTGTGTCCCAATTTTCGAGAGCCAACTTTTTACAAATCGGCGGATTAATCAATTCCGTAACCCTAATCACGTCTGGCTGCGGTCTTTGTATCGAGTCAACCACTGCCTTAAAGATTCCCTGTGGCAAATTGTGTATATTTGTCAGTTGCATTCGCTGTTCCTTATCTTTAACAAGGTTTTTTCACTTATCTCACTCAACTTACTTGTTTTTCCGTTAACCTTAATTGTAATCTCAATCTTAGGCTCGGCTTTTTTAACAACCTCAAGACAGAAAAAGGGCCAAAAACCTTTGCCTTCTAAGGCAATAAAGTCAGTTCCAATCTCCTGAACTACAGTCTCAAAACCCCTCTTGGAGTACGCTCCGCCCCTACAACCCAATTCACAGGTTTTCATTTCTCTCAGCACCCTTACAGTATCCCCAACTTCCACATTGTTATCCTTAATCCAAGCTGCTTGTAAAATTTTGTACGCTTCTTTAGTGTTCATGTCTTTCTCCTTATAGTTTCTACATGTTTTTTTAGGATTTACCATTTTATAGTATGGAAAGTTACAACACAAATACTCCTGGTTTCCGTATATTGACTTTCCAGTAATTTCTATAAACCATTTACATTTTGTACAGGTCTGCACTTATTTTCCCCAATCAACGTTCTCTTTTTTTACATTAGGACTGTGTTTTGTTCCACCACGAAATAGCCTGTTATATTCTACTAAAAAATGTATTGGTAACATATTGTCAAGCTCTCTTGCAATTCTCTGTACCATGTAACTCTTTTTAATCTGTTTCATTCTTGTATTATACCACAATCAACCGTCAAAGTCAAGTCTTTTCTTTACCAGTTTGGATTATGAAAAACCTTTAAAGTTACTCCCAAATCACAGTGAGGACAAAACAAATCATACTCATAGTCTCCGTAACTGCACATAGGCTGGTCTGTGTCCGTAAAATCCTGTGAACAGACAGGACAGGACAGGGGTTTTCCATCTCTAACCTGTTTACCTAAAGCTATTTCAATTTCTCTATCAGTCATCAAACTCCATCCTATTGAGACATTTTTTCCAAAAGTCGTTTCATTTTTATAAAAATATCGTGGCTAACTAAGTACTGGCTTTGATTCTCACCCGACAGCCCATTATATTTAACAATAACCTTACACATTTTTCTCAAACTTATGTATTGGTTGTGGTTTTTAGCAGTTATTTTCATTTTAGTCCTCAAATTTTATTCCATTTAAGTAATTTTTATCAAACTCTTTGTTGAACTCCGTCATAATCGGTGTAATCCACTCATCCGTTTCACGCCGTTCAATATAAGCGTCCCACGCCTTCCGGCTCTCTCGTCCTATAACACCGTCAACCGGAACACCAATGATTTCCTGTACCTCGCTTTGTGTAGGGAGGGGGTTAGGGTGTTCGGCATTTTAACCAGCTTTATACCCGCTATGCCACATAACAATAACTAATGCCAATGTCAAAACTAATTTAATCACGTTTTCCATATCAATCTCCAAATTATAAGATAATTGCTGCCCCGCTCCATCGGGGCTAAAAGATAAGAGGATTATGTTATCTCATTCTTGCATTATACCATAATCGCAGATGAAAGTCAAGCTAAATCTTAAAAAGAGGATAAAATAACTCCGGCTTCTATTTCTCTAACAGACTCACAAGGCCCGTCCTCAAACCAAGTTCCCGTTTCATCACTCCCCGCGTTAGCTATTGTGTCTTGTAGCTCAACAATGCCTTCTGATACCCCTTGCTCTTTTCTTATTTTTTCATATTTTTCTAATTCTGTAATTACCTCTCTAATTGTCATACTTTCTCCTCTATATTATATCTGAAAATGTTTTACAACTGCTGCGGTGTGCTCTCACTGCGTTGCGTAACATCATACGTACTTTTAGGTCAATCTGCAACAACGATTCAGCACTCACTCTTGAGCAACTCCACCCAGGTCTTAATTCTTTCGCCACTTCCAAGATATAGTCCTTGACGGCCTTTTTATTGATTAAACTACTCTTGCTTTTCCTCATAATCAACTGTCCTTAAACTTTTTAATTATTCTCGGACTTTTTTCTACAATCACGTTCCAGCTATCGCTGTCTAATGTACCATCATAAGAGGTCTTTGTTTCCAAGCTATCCCCTTGCTCATCCTCTACAAAAACAACCGCCTCAAGTACACTATCGGCCTCAACCCAAATATCCTGTATATGAACTTCTTTTACACCGACTTTATATAACATAGTTAATCTCCTTAATTGTTAATTATCGTCAGCCAATTCTCGGTGCTTGTCTTCTAATTTGTCTATTAAACTCTTGCACTCATATAGAGCTTCTCCAACACCAACGTCAGTCAAGTCGTCAATATCAACTTCACCGGCAAAATCCATGATTTTTACATATAGCATCTTTAATCTCCTAAAACTGGATTACCTTCTCGCACCATCGCACCACCACAACAACACGGAGCGTCCGTGTCATAATCAATCATCTGATTATCCGCTTCATCGTCCGTCATTGTTATACCACAGTTCAAACATATCCACATAGTCAATCCCCTTAATTTTTATTAAAACTCCGATACGGTTTCTCGTGCTAACACCCCGTCAAACATTTCCAAAAAACAATGATAGCATAAGCAATAACCATATATTACCTCACCCTGTTCAAAACCGCACACATCACACAAACTGCTATTAGCAGTATGTGTATTATATTCTCGATAGTCTTGCTTAAACTCGGTGTTTTTATGTGCTTCATAGAACGTCAAAAACCTGCTAATCTGTTTCCGTAATGTCTTAACACAAACGTAACTATCTTTACTGTGTGAGAACTGGTGTCCCATGCCTATGTTGACACAACAAGCTGAAGTCTGCAAACTGCATATATCTGAATAACTGCCTATACCGATTTTCCATAACTCACTAAGTGCCGTACGAAATTCAGTATTATCTATATCATAAGTAACTACGTCCTGTCCTTCCCTGTCAAATTCTGCAATCCAGTTATAATCTTTTAGTTCGTGATATTGTGCAGTACTGCCGCAACTTTCTTCATGGTCTGTTAATAATAAATCCACACCGAGGCTTTTAGACAGTACGGCTGCTATACAACAGCCGAGTCTGTCATCTAATCCATGTGCATATATTCTCTTAGTCTTACCTGATTTTGTTTTACGCGACTTAACTAATTTTGCAGGTAACACCGTGTCGAGGTGTGCGACAAACAAAATGTCGCTGTCTCTGTCTATAAAGATTCGGTGTTTAACATTGTCCAGATTGTCAAGCACACACTGTCTGTGGTCTGTAAATAGTTTTTCTTTTGCCTGCAGCCAATACATTAAATCGCTGATTATTTTGTTAGTGATAATAGTCTTTGTCCCTCACAATCTTTCCTTACGTACGATTCTATAATCTCGTTTAAACAACCATCACAGTATATTTCGTTCCATTCCTCTGTCCACACACAATCATCGTCATTGTGGTACGTTTTGCACTCATCACAAAATGTATATTTTTCTAAGCAGTTATTACACACAGTTTTATCGTCAACAGTGTGTGTATCGTCAGTTTTGAAATAATCGCCACAATCTTCACAACAGGCATAATGACGTTCTAAACAGTAACGACACACGCTCATTTTGGTACTTTCGACATACGTGCAATCATCAGTATTATAAACCTCGTCGCAGTGTCCGCAACGGGTGAAAGTGGCATCATGACAACTTTCACAATATATTTCGCCTTCTTCGTCATATGAATCGTCCTCACTTATGCTTTCACCACAACAACAACATTTATTATCATTTAATTCACCACACGTACTATCTAAGATACCGTCATGGTCTAAGGACGTATGCACCATAGTCAAACCCTTGCTATTTATCCGATAACCTGTTAAACTATCGGCATACGGTATCTCACCATCCGTATAATCTAAGTCGCTAACTATTAGCATATTTTTATCTTCACCAGCAGACACTAACCACCCTTTATCGCAAGCATAGTTTCTCATACGTTCTTTTAGTTCTTCACTTGTTGAATATACTCTTGACATGTGATATTGTCCATTGTCCAGTACATGTACAATAGCACGTGCACTATCATTGACAGATACCATAACTAATTGCTTAATCTTATCTGGATTGTCGGCATATAGTCTTGTATATTCTGCGGAATCGCCGGACATACACGAACTTCCGCCGACATTACTTTGATAATTACGTGTTATCCGTTCGCCACTGTCTAACCTTATCTCATCGGCGTTACCAAATAGTTTAGTGTTTATCTGTGCTGCTATTGTCTGTATTGAAGTATCGGGCAGAAAATTATTATTGAGCTTGAGCTTACGTGTCAGAAATCGGCCCGTTCTCATCTTCATACGGCTATGCCCGTCAACGTCATACGCAAGAAATCCTGCAACACCATCATCGGGCTTGTTCGGGCTTAGGTCTGTCAATACTCGTATAATCTTCAACCTATGGTCGCACCATGCTTGTCGGCTATACTTTTCTTTTACCGCCTTCGCCGTCCTTGCCGCTATATATGTTGCTATTTTATTCATGTCGATATTATACCATAAACACTAATCAAAGTCAAGCATAAAATACACGGCCCAAAACCATTGCTGGTCTAAGGCCCCATATTTTAGTAACCACTTAATCCGTGCCAAACATTATGTTAAACTTTTCGAGAAGCAACTCAATGGCCAGTGTCTCAATCAGGTCGGTAACCTGCTGGTCCTCGTCATAGCGTTTTACATCTTCGATAAACTCTGCTCTTAAATCTTCGACTTCTCTTGTATTACTTGCACCATCCATTATATTCATAGTCAATCCCCTTAAATTTATTGTTCAATAATCTCTACCATATAAAACACACTTGCCTTGCTTAAATTCTACGTCAAGAATAACACTGCCGACTATCAAACAGCCACATTCTGTATCAATTTCCATTTCTACACTGTGTTTTTTGTCAAATGTTTGTAAGTGTTTGATTAGGTCTTCTATTATCATAATCTAATCCCCTTAACTGTTTAACATCATTATCATATACAAAGCATACCATAAACGATAACGAGTGTCAAGAGTTCTTTTTACCTTCAAACTGTACATCACCGAAAACAACACGCCCTAAAATATAAAAGTGCACCATTATCCGTATAATAGGTTCATATATCAAAGAAATAGAACCTACCCAAAACGGATAATCTAAAAGGATACAACCTAAAAACCATATAGTCTGGATAAACCTCTCTATAGTGGATATAACAAACAGTTTTTTTGTGCATGGTAGTTTCATAATAAAATCCTCTTATAATATTGTTGTCGGCGAAGGATATTCAAAAGTCTGAAAAATCTATTCTTAAAAACGAAGACCGAGTCGGTATCCGTGCTTTTCAATCTCTTCCAACAATATAACTCGCGTACGATAATCACCGTGGAATCCCTGTTCGTTGAAAGCCGACCACCGACCATTAGACCGCCTATAAGGACGATAACCAAATTTGCGGGCTTGTTTTGTAGTCATAATCAATCCCCTTAATTGTAAGTGTTAATTACCTTAAAATCGCAGATGAATAAAACCGCCTTAACTGCGATTATCCACTACTAATAACACTGCATACTAAATAAACACAAAGTAAAACAACAAAGGTTAACCATAAGCTGATAATCATTGTGTATATGTTATTCATAGTTCTAATCTCTCCATAAGTAAAACTAATACTGTTTATTGACTGTTGATAAGTACACGATATAGACCTTAACAGAAAACAGTCAGCCATCTAATAGACTTGCTTGAAAGTCTTGTCCAAGGCCTATATCACACACTTAAAGCATTGTACTATATTTAAAAGAAGAAGTCAAGAGAAAAGTTTAACACAGTGCCAGATAAGCAAAACCAGCGATTATGAAACATTCCCACCAGCCGCTGCCTATCAATTTATCAATTAGTCTTTTCATGTTTTTCGTCCCTTAATACGGCTTTTAGATAAATTTCGGCTTTTTCGTAGGTTTTGAAACTTCCAGACCATGTAATATATGAACCAGACGCCCAGTGATTGCTTACGGGTATTACTTGCTCTTCAATAACATAAACATCACAATCTAACCTTATAATTCTTGTTTTCATGTTATCCCCTTAACCTATTGAACACCATTAACAGCGTAAAACTTTCTCGCAATACTTCATAATGTCTCTATTATTAAGACTGCGGAGTATATCAGGATAGCCAGAATACTCATCTTCTTTAGCCATTAGGAGACTTTCGCAGTAAAACAACAACTCTTTTCGGATAGCTTTTTTTTGTTTGTTTGTCAGTTTCATATTATCCTTTTTATCTTAACTATGCAAAGTATAACATAAACGATAAGCAAAGTCAAGACAATTATTGAGATATAATCAAATGGAGCGTAAGTGCTCAGTACAAGGCCTCCTTGCCATACAAGGCCTCCTTGCCATGTCATCCATGACTGGAGCTATGATACCCTATCCTCTGCGTAGTTACTATACTGTGGTTAATCTATATATATATAGACCACGCTGTTAGTTCTGTCTATATCTATATAGACTTAGTAAGATGGACTCGCAGGGGTATAGCCGTCAATCAGACACCGTCAACCATACAAGGCCTCCTTGCCATACAAGGCCTCCTTGCCATATAAACCAATACAAGAGCAGTCAGGGGCATTGTCGGGCATACCAGCAACCTTGTCTAACCCCGTACCCCGTAAGATGGACTCGCACCCCGTAGGGGTGTAGGTAGCCATCATCACTATAAAGGAGTGGGACTGTGGATTGGTTAAGTCGTGAGTTATATATTATAATTTTTTGCATAAAATAAAGAGATATAAGTAATTTTACTTCTTTTTGCTTTTTAAGTCTTTTCTTAATATTCTTCTAAACTGTCTCAAATGGCGGGGTGGTAAAGGTTGTAAACAGTATCTTATAACAACTACCACAACAGCTAATATCATTAAACCTTTCACATCAATCTCCTTACTTAATTAACCAAAACATTTTTCTATCTCAGCCCACTCTTTGGCGGTAGGGCCGCCAGAAACACGGTATTCTTCCAAAATCATTCGTGCTCCGTTGCAAGCACTACACATTTTAGGGTATGTGCGAGGACTGGCTGCAATTAAACTCAACATGTTTCTAAAAGCCTTGTTTTCCTTTTTAAGTCTCTCAACAATATCACAAGTTTCTTCGCCTGACGTTCCCATAACAGTCTCCCTATTCAGATACCTCATAAAGTGGATTATCGCAACAATGTCCCAAATCACCAATAAAGCCGGAAGCGTGATTACAATTTACGCAAGTGAAAAGTTTTCCGTTTTTCCTGGTCATGTGCTCCAGATAGTCCATGATTTCGTTGATACCATAGGCCATTTTCACTAACTCAAGAGACGTGCATCTTTGAAAACTCTCTCCAGCATAACCAATAGGACACGTCTGACTTCCCAACATTGTACTTATTTTAATTCTCTTCATTTTCAACTCCCTAAATTACCTGTTAATTTTTTCCAACAGCATTTTTTCAACTTCTTGCCCGAACCACAAAAGCACGGGTCATTCCGCCCAACCTTCGCTATCCCTCGTATTGGGGCCTTGACGAGGATTTTACCCTCAACCTTGAGTTTCATTTCGCTTAGTTTCATGTTTTCTCCCAAAGTAATTACGAACACCGTTTAAATAACAGAGTATCCTGACTGCTGTGAATATCAGAAAAATGTACTGTCCCGTGTGTATAACAAATATTACCCAAAATACATCCGAGATTATCCCTGATATAAAACCATATCTTCTGACCTTGTGTTTCAGACTAAGGAGTAATATGGCAGTTATACCAAAGAGTGTAATTATACCTTGTAATATCCAACTATACATTAGTTTACCTCACTACATGCCATTGGTACTTTTTCCAATTTTATACTACAGCACAAATAATCCAAATGAGAAAGGAGATAGCAGTTACATAAAAAACCAATACCGTATTTTAGTTTAAACCTTTCAATATCTTTTACCATCTTTGTAAGTTTTTTTCTTTTTTTACGTCCAAAAATTATTGTACGTTTCCCCAAATTTGGAGCAAGTTGAAGTTTCAAACACCAAAAATATTTTCCGTCATTGTCTTTAATATACACAAAATAAGCATTTGGAATATACATCATTTGGCCTCCGACACAGTTCCATTAGTGTTCCAACAAACAAGTGTTCCACAGGGTAAAACCCTTTTGCCCACATAGTAAACCCTTGCAGAACACCCGTCCTTACTTAGCTTCGGAGTATTTTTTACCAATCCCGATTTCAACAACCAAAGGTATGCACATTGTAACAGCCTCTTCCATTTCTTTTTTAACCAAAGGTAAAGCTTCTTCAACATACTCATCTTTAATCTCCAATACCAATTCATCATGTACAATCAAAACCAATTTTAGTTCCCACTCTGGATGGGCCAGACCAACATTTCGTACATTAGTAGCAGCACACCGAATCATATCCGCCGAGTAGCCTTGAATTAGAAAGTTGAAAGCTTGGCGGTAAGCTTTGTGAGTAAGGTCATATAATCTTCTCCTGCGACCGGAAAGAGTGTAAACATACTTACGGTGTTTTAAGAAATTACTACATCTTTCAATAGCTTTCCTGACATCAGGATAAAGGTCAAGAAAATCATCTATATATCCCTGGGCTACTTCCTCAGTTACACCAAGACTCTTTGAAACACCATAGGCTGTGGTTCCATATATGATAGGAAATACTACACAGTTCTTAGACTTATCTCTGTCAGACTTGTTTGCCTTTTTGATAGCCGCGTACTCAGGGTGTTTTGTGTATAGTTGCTTATCCGTGATATTTAACTTGAAAGATTTGTTTGCTGTTTCTAAGTGAATATCCTTATCTTTATTGAAAGCATTTATTAGATTTTTATCCTTGGAAATCTGAGTAAGCACTCTAAGCTCCTGTCCACTATAGTCCGCAACAATCAGTGTTTTTCCTTCTGGAGCAACAATTGTACCTCGAAAATCTACCGGATACTCTTCTTGTTCCTTTGGAGACTGTTGTAAGTTTGGCTTTGACATACTCAATCGGCCTGTTCTGGCTACGCAATTATGAGTACCACCGTGTACCCTACCATCAATATCAAGAAATTTTCGGAAAGGATTAAGAAACCCTTGATATAGTTTTGAGGCTATTTTATATTGTTTCAAAGTATCAATAAACTCATGCTTACCTTTTAACTTGAGCAGAGTTACCTTGCCTACACTTGGTTTTGGCTTACCTTTTTTGCCACCGTCAGTATAGTCTTCAATAGTAAGACCTAACTTATTCTGGATAATTTCTACCAAATCATCACGACTCCCCATATTTACACCTGAAAGAATTTCTTTTTTATCTGTAAAAAGCATATTTTGTGTCTGGTATTTTATTCCTGCATAATCCCTCAACTTAAATTCCATATTATAAATATCTTGTTTAACTTTGATTTTCAGTTTTTCAACTTCTTGTGGATTAAACAGCACCCCGTTGATAGCCAGGTCCATCAGAACAAACTGGAAGGGCATTTCAATATCATAAAAAAGCTTATCAAGCTTCTGCTGGTATAAGGTACGATTAAATATCTCATGCAGTTGCCAGGTCCAGATGGCATCGTTTGTGGCATACTCAATAAACTCAGGTGTATCAAAGCCACGTCTTGAAGCCTGGTCGTAAGTCTTTATGTTTTCTTGTTTTAAATACCTCTTTGCCAGATACTTCAAACCGACTTTCATGTTCTCGTTGACAAGATGTGCTGCCGTCATGGTACAGAAGATGTCAGGGGTTATTTTTCTACAACCTATCTTGTGTAACACCTTTAGGTCAAAAGGTGCGTTGTGCATTATAAGTTTTTGGAAAGCCGGGTGTTTTATAAGATGTTGTTTAAGCTGTAAATGTGTTGCTATAACTTCTGCTGCATCTTTATCAACCCTTTCATCACGGCCTCCCCATAAATTCATATAACAAGCTCTTTTCCCATCACAAAGACTAAAACCCAAAAGGTCCAACTTACAGTAGCTCAGGTCTGTAGTCTCAGTATCCAAAGCAAGTTTATTAGACTGAGTATCAGCCACCCAACTATTGAATTGGTTACGAGTTGTGATGTATGTTCTTTTCATTAAGCTTTCTCACTACTTGGAGGAGGACATTTTATGTGTTGTTTTCTCACACCAAGCTGAATCTCATAAACACAAAACTCACAAATAGGATAAAAATTATCTGGAAAATTAAAATCTGTTCTAAATTCAGAAACAGGTAACTCATAACCACATTCCCAACAATCCCTTAAACCATCGTCCCTTACCATTTGACTATCTCCAACACTTTCCAAAAACCATGCTCAATATAACATAATTTCAAACAACTTCTACAATACCTTATCTTGTTTTTCCTGGCATACTGCCACTTGTGCCAACCAAATTTACATTTGATTTTTTGTATCATTTTTATCATATACGTATTGTACCATAATTAGAGGTCAAAGTCAAGGGAAAAATGGAAAGTTTTAAAATTACTTTTCGCAGAAAATAGAGCTTGGTTTTTATAAAACCTTTAGGTTTGTTGTACGTATATAGGTATGGTGGTATATACCTTGAACTCTCACATCCTGCGAGATTTCAGAGAACAAGCAACTGGTAATAATAAGGTTTATCAAACATCGTGTTTGACAACTCACATCCTGTTCGTTAAGGAATAAATACAGTTTTACAGTTTATACGAATCTCAAAGCTGTTTTGTTCGGTAAAAAATAAAATAAAACTGTCTAAAACAGCAGGTTGCGTGGAAACTACTCAAATCTAATCCTTACAATCGTTACAAATTATATAATTGTCTTGTTTTTGTTATAATATAAACAAACAATAAAAAAAGTTAGCTAAATATCTAACACGTTTTTTTAGGTCAAATCTTTGGGGCAGTAGTAATTATTACTTATGTTTTTATATTAAAAACTATTAAAAGATGTTAGAGAAGGGTTAAAACTATTTTAAGTTAAGGTAAGATTATCATGATTATAACGACTAACCTATAAAAATATTAAAAATTTTATATATTTTCTGGAATTTTATGAAAATAAAATGAACAAAGTGGTGTTGAGATTCGTATATAAGAGTAGAGGTTTTGTTTTTAAGGCAGACTGTATTTAGAAGAAGGTTTCTATGGGTTAAAGATTAAAATAGCAGGTTATTTAAGGGGAAACAATGAATAATCTGAATTTTGTTTTAAGAGATGGCTTAAAGGGGCCTGAGACCGGAAAAGAAGTGTCAAGGCCCCAAAGCCATAAAACCTTATTATTAGGAGACCGGATGAAGCAATGTAAGAGATGTGGAAAACCAAAGCCAGTTTCAGCTTTTTATTCCAGACGAGACAGGTTAGGTTATTATGCTTGGTGTATTGAGTGTTGTAACCGTGAGGGTAGGCTGAGAGACACAAAAACCAGTTTGATGCAATATGAAAAGAGTTATATTCGTTGAAGAAGCCACTAAACAAGAAGGAAGCAGCTAAAGAAGATTATCAGGATTGGGATGACCCTGTTAAAAAATACACGACACGTAAGCGTATCCGGTGGAATTATGATTACGTGAAAGTGGCTGCAAGGCTTGTTGCTGCTGGACACTCAGAAAAAGACCTTGGGTATGTTCTTGGTGTTCAACCCTGTACTATTAAGACCTGGAAAGCCCGTTACCCGCAGTTCAAGGCGGCGTGTGCTAACGGTAAGGGTATTGCAAAGAACTACTTAGTGTCGAGTGGGTTGCGAGCGGCTTGTGGTTATGATTTTGAAGAGGAGACCTATGAGTTGAGGGTGGTTGAGGGTAACGCCGAAAAAGAGTTGGTATGTGTCAAGAGAGTAAAGAAGCACCAAAAACCTGATGCAAGTTTACTTCAGTTCTTTTTGATTAACATGAGTGATTCTTTTACCAACACGAAAAACGTAAACATTACTGAAAATAAAAAGGTGGTGTCTCTTGAGCTTACAGGCCGAATAGAGTCTGACCAAATACGTGATTTTGCCGGACGGCTGCTAAAACAAGCTGAGAAGCAGGATAAGATTAAAACGGTAGAAAGCAAAGTAACAGATGCAACTTAAATCTTTTGATTCTCCAGAGACACTTTTAGAGATTGTCCCCAGGACTTTGGGAGAAAACATACAATTCAGGATGGAATTTCACTCGCTACTGGCGAAAGATGACAGTATGCAGAAAATCTTTCTGGAAATGATGTTTGTAAAACCACAGCTTTATTTTAATTTATGCTGTTTTACATTTAATCCGAGGAAAAAACGAGGTTATAAGAACATACCGTTTATCCTGCGTCCAGCACAGAGTGATGTAGTTGATGCTTTGAAAGAACACATAGATACAGAAACAGATATGTTGATTGACAAGAGCAGGGACGAGGGGGCTACTGAGCTTGTGTGTAAGCTCTTTGGTTTATATTGGAAGTTGGAACCCCAGAGTCAGTTTTTAGTAGGCTCGCGTAAGGCTGAGTATGTTGACAAGGGGGTAGAGATAACTAAGGGCCAGCTTATTGGGGACCACAAGTGTTTGATGCACAAGATAATCTACGGTATTGTTCATTGGCCCAAGTGGATGCAACCTAACTTTTATAAGACGTATTTGCACTTAGAGAATTTAGACAATAGTGCAGTTGTTGACGGAGAGGCCACAAATGAAAACTTTGGTGCAGGCGATAGACGAACAGGTACTTTGGTTGACGAACACGGTAGAATTGAGCACAGGATGGCGGGAGCTATTATTGACAACCTGCACGATACCTCCGCTTGCACTATTTACAATTCTACTCATTTTTACGGGATAGGGCATCCTTTCTCGAAGCTTCTTAGTAGTGGCAAAATTGACGTAGTAGTGTTGCCCTGGGAAAAAAATCCTGAGAAAAACGAGGGAATATACAGAAGCCCTGATTATAACATAGTTGAGTTCGCAGATAATTATTACTTTGAAAATTATCCGAAAGTGTTTGAGGCGTATATAAAGGAGTTTGCTGGTGCAAACTAAAATCTGTACAAAGTGTAAGAAAGAGTTTCCTGCGACTACAGAGTTTTTTCATAAAAGTAAACAAGGAAGATTTGGGTTACACTCTTGGTGTAAAAATTGTTATAGGGTTTATGGAAAAAAATATCAGCAAGATAGACGTAAAACAAAAGGCAAGGTTGTCAGAGCTTATGATAGGAATAGGGCGGAAAAATTTAAGCAAAAGTGGGTTGATTATAAAGGAGGAAAATGTTCTGTTTGTGGTTATGATAAGTGTATAGGGGCTTTGGAGTTTCATCATACTAATCCAGAAGAAAAGGACTTTGGAATATCAAAAAGTGCCAAAGGGCTTTGTAATGAAAAGATAAAAAAAGAGCTTGACAAGTGCTTGCTTCTTTGTGCTAATTGTCATCGGGAAATACACTATGCCAATAATAGGCTATAAGGGCGTCAAACAATTTAAATATTCCGAGTTACAAAAACTGGTTCTCAAGCATTACCCTAAGAGTGGGTTTACTCTAATTGCTGACGGCGGGGACGCGAATGAGGGCGGGTATAGGGGAATTTGGTATGACAAAGAAGAGAAAAAGAGAACGCGGAGAGGCATGGCACAAAACGTGGACAGAAGCCCGATGGGTTCTGGAGCAATGTTTTTCCTACCTGCTGTCCTACGGAGAATCCGCTTAGAGACTATTCGACCTGCGAACTATAAAGGTGAGATTCAGTTTATATTAAAAGTTGAAGGCAAAAACCATGTTCCGAGAATAGAAGCCCCTTATTTCAAAGAAGGCGGTCGTGGCAGATTCAGATGGTGGGGGAAGTTAATAAAAGGCAGGCCAGACCAGACACATAACTATATGGTACTCTGTGATATTGCCAGAGGGACAGGTTCCTCAAACTCAGTAGCACAGGTTGTGGACGTTAATACAAGTGAACAAGTTGGTATATGGGTTTGTCCCAATACTACTCCAGATGCTTTTGCAGACCAGAGTGTAGCAATTTGCAAGTGGTGTGGAGGTCCCTCAAAAGAGGCTTATTTGATTTGGGAATCTACAGGACCAGGTGGAGCTTTTGACCAAAGACGCAGGAGACTTGGTTTTACTTTTGTTTATCGTACTGTAAATGAAAGAGCAAAGACACGAAAAAAGAAACAGACGTACGGTTGGGCAAGCGGCAGAGCACAAAAGTTTGACTTACTTCAAGAGCTTGATTTGGCCTTAGCCAGAGGGTTACAAACCAAACCTAATGATAAGTTTCTGATTATACACGATGAGAGAACTCTTACCGAGCTTACAACGTATATTACTTTTGAAAATAAAACAATAGGGCCGTCTGGCTTATCTGATGATGAAGATTCAGGGGCAGAGGCGGGACACGGAGATAGGGTAATTGCTTTGGCCCTGGCCCCGTTAGCAATGAAAGAACAGCACAAAGCTGCTGTTGTGGTGGAGAAACAAATTCCAATAGGTTGTTTTGCATGGAGACACGAACAGCGTAAGAAGGCGTTGAACCAGCCGGACACTAAACGAAAATTTTTGAGATAATGAGATTACCAAAACTAAAATACAACGATATTATTGAGATAATTTGGCTGGACGCTACTTCGGACAGTGGTTGGAGACATGAGGAAAAAGTAAAGAAAGATACTCCTGCGGCATGTTATAGTGTTGGTTATTATGTTACACAAGATAAGACAGCTATTGTAATTAGTCCCGACTGGAACAATGCTAAGGAACGCTCAAGTACAGTTATCCCCTTTGGAATGATACAGAAGATTAGAAAGTTGAAATAGATGCAAGATAAAAACACACATCGCCCATTTGTAGTTCGTATTCAGGAAGCTGTAAAAGCTTGGGAAAGAGTAGTTGAAACCCCTTTAAAGCATCGTAAGATGATGCTGGACCAATGGGCCTCAAACTACTACGCTGAAACAAAAACCGAAGGTCATTTGCTAAATCTTACGGACAGGGCAGTTAGTATTATAGTTCCTTACTTGTCCATGAACAACCCAAAAGTTATTGTGCGAAGTAAAGTACCACAACTACGGCCTTGG